CTTGCTACGAATTTTCTTCTTTTTCTTAGTTCCGTTCTTGAGCTTAACCACCCGGTAAGATGTTTTAGCGAACTTGGCTAATTTTTTGCCTATATACTTTCTGCCAGAGATGTCATTTGTTATCAAATATACGAAACCAACACATTCTTCGGGAAGTGTTTCAACAATTTCATTTTGATAAGTCCATGACATGCTTTAGTTAGCATTGGATCCCTTGGTAGCCTTGCGTTTTTGATTACGTGCCTTTAATTGTTCTTCTTTTTGGTCAGTCCATTCTCGGACCAATACTCTGCGCCGACTCAGCAATGTTCTAATCTCGCTCATTATCCTGCGCAGTTTTATAGCCGACACCTTCGTGCCTCTTCCTAACCATTCTTGATTAGCTTCAAAATACTCTCTAAACTTCTTTAAGAGTTCGGCATGCAACTCTTCGTCTTGGTGCATTACTCTGTAACCTCTAGATCATTGGCATATGACGTAAAGCCATTTTCTTTAATGACTTTAAGTACATTGTTCACACGACCGATTAGTTCATCTTTGTGCGATATCAAGAACACATTCTTTTTACGTTCACGGGCAATTTTCTTAAGTACAGCCAACGCACCTTCAACACCGGCGGCATCTAGCCCGTTGTCAATAAGCTCGTCAATGAACAGTAAATTAATACCTTGATATAGACTTTCCCACACGTCACGGAACGCCCAGCTCAACGACAAAATCAATCGATTGCGTTCGCCACGGCTCAAGTTATCAAAGTCTAGATCCTGCCCAAGTTGCATGATCTCAACGGTTAAATCGTTGAGGAATGTGACAGTATGCGGTAGTCCCATCTTGTCGAGATAGTAGGTCAATCTGTTATTGAGATAGGCTAAATTCTGATCAATGATCTTTTTCCGAATAAAGCTGTCTTTGCTGGTCAGCAACTTGAGCAGAAACTCTTGATGTTCTTTGAGACTGTTAAGCTCATTAACCTTGTCCCATGTGATTTCTTGTATGGCAGTATCAGTTAGCTCATCAACTTGCTCTTGATAAGGATCAGTTTCTCCTGCTTTGATAGTCAACTGTGTTTCAAGAGTTTTTAAATTATTCTGATGTTTAAGTGCGGCTTCTACAGTATCGTAGTAAGTGTTGGGACGTTTTGCAATTTCGCCAATAGCCGTGATCTCTTTCATGATTTTAGCAAGGTCCTCGGCTACCTTGTTATTGTATTTGTTGGCTTCGTCTAAGTGCAGTTGAGCAGTAGTAGACATTTCTTCATGTTTGTGATCATGCAGTTCCTGTTCACAAGCGTGACATTTTTTGTCCTTCAACTTAGCAAGCTCGTCAGCGTATTTTTTTACGCTTCGCTCCGCTTGCGCTGTCGCGCTGTCTAACGTAGCCCGCTCCTTGTTTAGGCTTTTTAGCTTCTGCGAAGCTTCTTCGTAAACTTTGAGCTCGGCATGCTTGGCTAGCTCAGTATCAATATCAACACTTTCAAGTTCAATAATAGCACGACCGATTTTTTCAAGTTCTTGTTCGTGTTGGGTATTCCAAGCAGTTTGTCTAGTTAACAGACTATCAATGCTTATTTGAATTTTTTCGTTAGATTTTTTTGCCGCTTCGATATCAGCACTTTCTTGCATAACGCTATCTTTAGTTTGCCGAATCATTTCTTTTAGCGTTTCTGCCTTTTCTGACAGTAATGTGATACCTAAAAGTTGTTCAATAATTACCCTCTGATCATTTGCCCGCATTGATAAAAACGGTTCAGTATACGTGTTAAGAGCGACAATATGCTTGAACATATCGTGACTCATACCCAGCAAGTCATCTAAGTCTTTCTGGGTTTCACGCATATCGCCTTGTGCATCATCTGTTTCGTCTGTTTCTTGTTCTTGATCGTTTACATAGAACTTTAATATGTTAGGTTTGCGCCCACGCTCGATACGATAGTCAGTGCCATCTTTTTCAAATGCTAGAGTAACTAACATGCCTTTATTGTTAATCTTGTTAATAAGATTATCTTTTTTAATGTTAGTAAGCGCATTACCAAACAGAGAATAACTCAAGGCATTTACGATAGTAGTTTTACCAGTACCATTTCTACTGCCACTATCGTCTCCACCCTGGTCTAAGTTTTCGCCTAGTACCAGTGTTAAGTTTTCTTGTGCAAAATTAACTCCTTGAGTTTGGTTGCCTACACTCATAAAGTTACGTACAGTTAATTCCTTAATTTTTATCATAGGCTATTATAAATTGCTAAAAGTGTGTTCTTGTCAAATTGGTCGCTTTCAATATTAATGATTTGGCTACTTACAATTTGATCAACGCTTTCAAATGCTTGTATATCAATGTTAGTATTAATCTCAACGTCTTTGCGTTCTGTAATCAAAGTTAGTTCTCGGATATCATAATCAGATACAAACTTTTCTTTGATAAAACTTGCTTCCTCATACGAGATGTCAATATCTAGTGTAACACGTAAATGTTGCTTGGGCAAGATTAACGAGTCCGCTTCATCGATAAGCTGGCTTAATTTAACTGTGCGGAACGTTGGTTGCGCCGGCCAGCTATGGTATTCCGGAGTTCCATCCCATTCTAATATCATCATACCTCGTTCGTCATCCCATGCATCTGCATAGTTGTGCGGAAACGCATTGCCGATGTAAATCATATTTTGGCGTTGCTGTCGCTTGTGAAAATGCCCACTAAATCCTAACTCATAGTTTTGAAAACTATCTAATTGAATCTCTCCGTGGTCCGGCATTTGTACCATAGCGTTCATAAAGAAGCTGGGCAATTCAAAGTGGCCAAAGATATACTTGCCACCCTTCTTGCCTATGCTTCGCCACTCTTCCCCAACGAGCCAAGGACATAAAGTAACGTCACCAATAGTAGTGGGCTCGTGTACCACAGTGATGCCAGGAATATACTTTCCGAATTCAACTGAGTGGATGTCCCGCTTATCTTTGTAGTAAAGATCATGATTGCCAGGAAAGAAATAAAACTTATCGAAAGCCTGTCCCAGTTTCTCAAGGGCTCTAAGACTATAGTCCATAGTAGTAATATTAAGACTGTTACGATTGTGATGCCAATCGCCCATAAAGATGCCAACATCACATCCCTCCTCTTTTGCTTTGGCAATATACCAATCTACAAAATCTTCACAATCTTGATTATGAGTTGAACTATTAGATTTTAATCCAAAATGTATGTCTGTAAAACATGCTACTTTTTTAAACAAATTACTCACTAGTAGTATCCTCGTTATGTCGTTTAAGAGCGGCCTCGTGTTCGCCTTGTCCCGTGCGTGAATATGACGGATTCATTCCATTCATTTCTAAAATATCGTCACGTATATTTTGATTACGTTTTTCCAGATTAATAACACGAACAAAGCTGTTAGTAACAGCCGCAGTAAAATAGGCAAACGGGTTATCTGATTTACTCTCATCAAACTGCAATCCAATTTGTGTTAACTGTAGAATGGCCTGGCCCTTCATTTCGTCATTGTATGTATAACCTCGAACGTTACCACGAGTTGCATATCGTTCGCATAGTTTAATCATCATGCGGGCTAGGGTGTTGGTAATAGTCCCAGCATCTTTGTCAAAGCGTCCAGTATCTAACGGTCCCTTCCAGTGACTCTTACCCACACAAACTAGTTCTTCAGTTTCATTAAACTTCCAATGTTGGAACGGTGGAAAATTAACTTTGTCCCGGTGATCAGCTAGACTTTTAGGGTTTTTCTTGCGTGTATTATTAAGCGGAATATGATCAAATGTCATGATTCTAAAGACTAAATCGTGCTTGTCAATCTTCTTATAGTCGATTTCGCAGTCAGCTTGTTTGACTTTTTCACCAGCCTTTTTGCGTGTTTGATAGTCCAAATCACCTATTCTTTTGGCTTGATTTCTTTTAGCTTCGGCTATCGTGCGTATGTTTATTTTGTCTGTACTTGGCAAAATAATGTCATATTGATGGTACTTTGGATCGGTAAATGAGCAATATGAACTCTTTGATCTATGTATTTCTAACAACATATCCTTGTTGTTTAGGTAGTTAACTTTAACTGTCATTTAATCATTCTCCGGATGTTGTATTATAAACTATGCACTTAATAAAGTCAAATAAATAGAGTATCAAATGGGGAAATCAATATGGCATCGAGTTTAACGCAATCAATATCTACAGCAACAACAGCAATCAGCGGAATTGGTACTGGTGTCGCTAGTTTGTCAAGATTAGCCAGTGCCGGACTAACAGGCGGAGCAGAAGCGGCAGGAGATATACTAGGTGCAGTTTCTATGTTTAGTGACCTCGGCAATGCCGACGATTGGCGTGTACGATTGAGCCTCCCATATTGGCCTAGTTTTAGAACTAGCCCAGTGTTAGCACCATTAAAAGATGCAGGCGGAATGGTATTTCCCTACACCCCAGAAGTGTCATTTTCGACAGCCGCAAAATATAGTGCAATTCCCACAACGCATAGTAATTATCAATTCCAGGCTTACGAGAACAGTGCTCCTGGGCAGATAACTATAACAGCTCCCATGAACGTTGAGGACTCTACTCAAGCATTATATTGGATCGCGGCATTACATTATTTCCGTAGCATAACAAAAATGTTTGCAGGCTTTGATCCTAAAGCAGGTAACCCTCCTCCTGTAATATTTTTAAACGGTTATGGTAGTTATGTTTTTAAAAACGTTCCCGTAGTAGTAACAAATTTTCAAACATCATTAGGAAAAGACTGTGATTATATCAGCTGTGATCCTAAAGCAAGTACAATGGCAATAGCCGGCGGTTTAGCAGACAGTATCGGAGGCTTGTCGGAAACTTTAGGATTAAGTAGTCTAAGTAGCCTTACAGATGGCTTAGGTAATGTAGGTGGGATATTAGGATCGTTTGGGGTTGGTGGGGGTACTGATGCCGGCAAGGCCTATGTTCCTACAAAGAGTACTTTTACAGTTACATTACAACCAATGTACAGCAGATCAAGTGCTCGTAAATTTAGTCTTGATAGATTTGTGACAGGCGGCTATGTGCAAAACGCATTTGGATACATTTAATTATGGCAACTTATAATAACACTAGTCCTTGGTATACAACACAAATAACTCAAAATTATTTAGACGTGCTTTCGATACGTCCGGTAAGCGCAGAGCCCGATGATGTATTGTATACTATCGGACCTCAATATCAATACAGACCAGACTTACTGGCATTTGACCTATACGGTGATGCAAATCTGTGGTGGGTATTTGTGCAAAGAAATTTAGATGTATTAGAAGATCCTGTTTTTGATTTTTCTATAGGCAAACAAATTTATCTTCCTAAAAACAGCAGTTTGTCAACAGTACTAGGCATATAATATGGCAGCAACAAAGGATCTTGCGGCAGTAGCAACAGGCATTGCGGTAGTTAGTGGTGTAGCATCAGCTCTTGGCGGCCTTGCCAGCTCGTTACAAAGTTTTGGAGCATCTGTTGACAGCTTGTTCACGTCATTAGATGCTGGACTAATTCCTAGTCCCTATAAATTGCCAATGTCAAATTCGTTAAGTCAATATGCATCATACGATTATATTATTAGTATGGCTTGCTTGTCTGCCGACGAATACAATTATCCCGACACTTCTTACATGGCAGGCATATTACCTACCCCGTTTATATTTAGAGGCGCAAGCATAACTCCAAATAACAGAGTAAAACAAACTACAGGTATCCAAGAATACTATTGTTCTGACTTAGTAATAAAAGGACAATACGGATTTGAAAAAGGTACCGGTAATACGAACAGTACTAATTTAGAATTTACAATAATTGAACCATATAGCATGGGGCAGTTTATGCAGGCCATACAAATTGCCGCAAGAAATAAAGGTTATAAAAACTTCAACGAGGCGCCCTATTTGCTTATGATTGAGTTTCGAGGGTCAGATCAATTAGGAGCATTAAAAACAGTTCCGGGAACAAAGAAATTTATTCCTTTTAATTTTAACAACATGAATCTTAAAGTATCGGGGTCTGGAAGTGTTTATCAGTGTACCGGTGTGCCATGCAACGCGGCATCGCAAGCAGACAGTGTTAGATTATTAAAAGCAGATCACACAATAAAAGGTAGAACTGTACAAGAAATATTACAGACTGGTGCTAATAGTTTGCAAGCCGCACTAAATGCTAAAACAAAACAACAGAAAGATGAAAAGCTAGTAAACGTTCCAGACGAATATGTAATACTGTTCCCCACAGATATTTCTTCTAGCGGAGCTAACGGAACAAATTTAGCAAGTTCGGCAACTGCCACTAAGGAAACACCAACAACTGCTACGGTAGACGTAGCCGCTTCATTCACCGATGCAAAACTATTTGGTAAATTAAATATATCAAGAAGTTCGGTCAATAAAACATTAGTACAACCGGACGGCGTGTGTAACGATATTGGCAAAGCAGTATTAAGATTTGACATTTCCAGATCCTTTAATGAAGATGTAAACACGATTGATGCCAACGGAAATAAAATTAAAGCTAATGTAACAGCAGTACCGGTTGGCCTTAACGATTTTACTTTTAAACGTGGATCAGATGTGATCAATGCTATCAATCAAGTTTTATTAAAAAGCGAGATAGCAGTTGCAGCCTTAGATAGACCCCCGAATACAAACGGTATGAGACCATGGTGGCGCATTGATGTGCAAACATATCATATACCAAACAATGCCAACTTGGCTAAAACTGGAACACTACCTAAGTTACACGTTTATCGAGTAGTTCCTTATCAAGTTCATGCTAGTCGTATGTTAGCGCCAAATGCATCAGCACCTGGTATAGAGCAACTTAAAAAACAAGCCGCTAAAGAATATAATTATATCTACACCGGCAAAAATAGCGAAGTACTAAAATTTGACATCGATGTATCTAATACCTTTTATCAAGTATTCCAAGCAGATAATTTTACAACATCGGGAGATGCACCTGTTGAACCTAAAGATAAGCCTAAGTCTGCTCCTGAAGCGCCGGTTGGTGGTAATCCAGTAGTGGATGCTGTTGCCACTGCATCTAAATTTGTTGCATCGGTTTTTTCAACTGATAGTAAAGGCGGTAGTAAAGGTGAGACACAAGCAAGTCGAGTAGCAAGAATGTTTCATGACGCTTTAATCAACGGTATGGACATGATGAATATCAACATGGATATTGCAGGCGACCCGTATTATATTGCCAACAGCGGTGTAGGAAATTATACAGCAACACAAACTAATTTAATTAATGTGACAAAAGATGGAAATGTAAATTATCAAAATGGTGAAGTTGATGTTGTAATTAATTTTAAAACACCCACTGATCTTAATCAATCGACTGGATTGTTTGACATTAATAATGCCAAACTAGTTTCACAATTTAGCGGACTTTATAAATTAACAACTATCACCAGTTCTTTTAAAAACGGAAAGTTTACACAGAATCTTGTAGCCAACAGACGACAAGGACAGGATAGTACTGCACCAGCTAGTGCTAAATCATTCCCGACTGCTAAAACAGTAGTGACTAATACCAGTGATGGATCAACCTCAGAAATGACACCTGCTGAAGCTAGAGCCGCCAGAGACCGCGGAGAAATTGAAGAATAATTATGTCAACAGAAGATATCAATACTGGAACAGAAACACCTGATCTGCCTTCTTGGCCAGTGTTGGCAAAAGTCGTAAGCCACGCGGATCCTGCTACTATGGGAGCCTTAGAAGTTTCTATAGAACGGCCCGGCGCAGGCAATACTGACAGTGCTGTACAGGTTGTACAAGTACAAATGATCAGTCCGTTTTTTGGCAGTACTAGTGAAGAATTTCTTCAAACAGATCCTGACTCTTACAATAATACACGAAAAAGTTATGGCATGTGGTTTATACCACCCGATGTTGGAACTACTGTATTAGTAATTTTCATCAACGGTGATCCGGCAAGAGGATATTGGTACGGTTGCGTCCCCGACCAACATATGAATTTTAGTGTTCCGGGACTAGCCGCAACTACGTTTAATATCCCAGATCCAGACGGCGAACCTTTTACTGACAATCCGGATAGACTACCAGTAGCAGAGTTTAATACAGCAATAACTCCCGCACTAACTAATCCGACACTTAATAAAAAACCAGTGCATCCATTTGCTAAAGTATTAGATGAGCAGGGATTACTAATTGACGATACTCGCGGCATTACCAGTAGTAGTGCTAGAAGAGAAGCGCCAAGCGCAGTGTTCGGTATTAGTACGCCAGGCCCCTTAGATAAAGAAGGGCCAAAGGGTCTTATCGGAAAAGCTGAAAGTAAGGGAAATACGTTTATAAGTCGATTAGGTGGAACAACTTTTGTCATGGATGACGGCGACGACACCTTTCAGCGTAAAACTAAAGCAAGCGAAGGTCCTCCTGAATATGTAAGCGTTGCTGAAGAAACGGGCGTGCCAAATATTCCTCACAACGAGCTTGTGCGTATCCGTACCCGAACCGGCCATCAAATATTATTACACAACAGCGAAGATTTAATTTATATCGGTAATGCCAGAGGAACAAGTTGGATAGAGTTGTCTAGCGATGGTAAAATAGACATTTATGCTGAAGATAGTATAAGTGTGCATACAAAACAAGACATGAATTTTTACGCCAAACGTGATATTAACATGGAAGCCGGCAGAAATTTTAATATTAAAGTTGATAAAGAAATGCACACTGAAGTTCTAGTGGATCATTTATTAATAGTAGGACATGATCAAAAAATACAAATTAAAAATGATACTAGTACAAATGTATTAGGTTCTGTTAGCTATAAAGTTGAAAAAGACTTTTCGATACTAACAACTGATGATATAAATCTTCAATCAAACAATAACACAAACATATTTGCCGACAACAAACTAATTTTAAATTCTCAACAAGGATTTAGTCTGTTCACTAACGGCGGATTAACACTGACTTCTACCGGTACTACAAATATTAAATCTACAGGAAGCATGAATCAAACTTCAGATGGCGAAATTAACTTTAAAGCGGGCCCAAATATTAAAGCAACTGCAGGTAGGATTGACTTTAATTCAGCTACTAATCCTGCAACTCCTGCAACTCCTGCAACTCCTGCTTTACCGTTACCGCAACCGCCTACTGAAAGTGTGCCAAAATCTTTATCAACAGCAAGCGTTCCTGATGAAACGGGTGAAGAGTATACAAAGTCGATTATGCGTAGGATTCCGATGCATGAGCCATGGCCATCACACGAAAATCTAGACCCAACAAAATTCAAACCTGAATTAACTGATAGGGATGCCGACGAAAGGTACGAACAGAATAACACTGACATGATGACACCGCCGGGCAAGTGGAAAAAATATTCTACTAGTTTTGATACTTTCAATCCACCCCCACCGACTTCTGAATAAGGAAAACATATGAGCTCGAGTTCAAATTTGTACAACAAAATTACATTACCAGCCGCACCTCTCACCGGCGCAACAACACCTAAAACTTATAAAGGATTTAGTACAGTTAATACTGACACTGAAAATTTTGCGTTATTTGACTTTGAGTTAATAAAACAAGATATTATAAATCATTTTTATATACGCCAGGGCGAACGATTGATGAATCCTGAATTTGGTTGTGTTATTTGGGATTTATTATACGAACCGTTAACAGATGAAACTAGATTCCTTATTACAGAAAACGTAAGCTCTATTATAAACTATGACCCTAGGGTATCTACAGAACAGGTAATTGTAACCCCATACGAAAGCGGAATACAAATACAATGCACTCTTACGTATCGTGCATACAATATACAACAACAGTTAGAGTTACGGTTTGACCAAACAAACGGCCTGCTAATGGCATAATATACGCACATAATTTTAATCGATAAATATCAATATTAGGACACATCATGAGTGTAACAACTAGACAAAACAGACTATTAGTCGCACAGGACTGGAAAAAAGTATACCAGTCTTTCCGTAATGCGGACTTCCAAAGCTACGACTTTGAAAATCTACGCCGCACTATGATTGATTACATTCGTACTAATTACCCTGAAGATTTTAACGATTACATTGAATCTAGCGAATACCTTGCCCTAATTGATCTTATTGCGTTCCTGGGCCAAAGCATAGCTTTCCGCGTTGACTTAAATGCCCGTGAAAATTTCTTAGAACTAGCAGAGCGTCGCGAAAGTGTCTTACGTTTAGCACGATTAATTAGCTACAATGCCAAGAGAAACATTCCTTCTAAAGGATTATTAAAATTTACTAGTGTATCTACTACAGAAAATGTAATTGATAGCAACGGCAGAAATCTAGCAGGACAAACTATTAATTGGAACGATTCAGCAAACGCCAACTGGTACGATCAATTTATTAAAATAATGAACGCATCGTTCCCATCGACTCAACAATTTGGAAATCCAGCAGATAAAAATACAATTTACGGAATCCCAACAGAACAATATCGTATACAAGGAGCAAATACAAATGTTCCCGTGTATGAATTTACTAAAACAGTTGACGGCAGAACAATGCCTTTTGAAATTACTAGTACAACATTTAGTGAACAAAATTACATATATGAAGAAGCTCCTAAGATAGGAAATCGATTAGCCTGTGTTTATAGAGATGACGGCAAAGGATTAGGCAGTGCCGCTAGCGGATTCTTTTTAAATTTCGTTCAAGGAACATTAAACACTGGATTATTTACAATTACTCAACCTAGTAGCAATCAATCAGTTGATATTGACAGTCCGGGTGTTAATAATTCGGACGTGTGGTTATATCGATTAGACGGCAACAATGCTGAAACTAATTTATGGACTCCGGTTAGTAATTTTGAAGGCAACAACATAATTTATAACAGCACTACTAAAAATATTAGAAATATCTATAGTGTAATAACACGAGCCGGCGATAGATTTAGCCTACAATTTAGCGATGGTACTTTTGGAGATTTACCGTTAGGGGTATTTAGAACTTACTACAGAGTAAGCAACGGGTTACAGTATGCAATTAATGCAAGAGACATTCGAAACGTATCAATTGAAGTTCCTTATTTTTCTTCACAAAATCAACTACAAACTTTAACAATTACATTGTCATTAACTTACACAGTTACTAACGCTGGTGCAACTGAATCAAACGACAGTATTAAGGCAAATGCTCCACAGACTTATTATACACAAAATCGTATGATTACCGGGGAAGATTATAACATCAGTCCGCTGTCTGTAAGCACACAAGTTGCAAAAGTAAAAGCAGTTAATAGAACAAGTAGTGGCATTAGCCGATATTTTGATCTAGCAGATCCTACCGGAAAATACAGCTCGACAAACTTATTTGCC